CGAAACTCTGGTGCTCACTAAGAGCGTGCGCGGTTGCAGCGCATACTTCTGTAGGATAATTTTGTCGACTACCCTACAGAAGATAAAGGGTAGAAGGAAGTTAGCCTGGTGTTAAATTGTACACAGGTACTCCAGTAAAGAAGTGGAAATTAAAATCCTCTCCAGCAGCGGCGTAAAACGTTGTAACGTACGTAGAGCCTGATGCAGTGTTAATATCTACTGCATTAATAGAATATTGAAAGCTCTCATGATCAAACTTCACCACTGACTGGGTAGATTGAAACCTCTCGGCCGAATAATAAGGAATTTCGGCGGTCACAAACGGTTGGTTAACTATTGGTTGTTTAGTCAAACCGGCTTCGCCGGCACTGGCCGCTTTTGTTCCATAACCAAGCGCACCACGAAAATCATTAGGATCACCTAGGCCATAATAAGTGCCTGGTCCATACCGAATAATTTGATGAGTGGTCTCATGATCGTTAATTGGATTAGCAGCAGTTGCCGCCACCTTATGTCGTATAGAACCACGAAATCCACTATACAGTGGAGCAAGGTAAGTTAAAAGACATGTGTGGTTGTTAGACGGCTCGTTTGTAGTAGGTGGAGTAGCAAGATAATTGTCATGCAAACCCCTCTGATAAGGAAAAGCAGGACGATTATATTCTAACTCTTGAACACCTAAACCAGAAGCTGCAGCACGGTAAGACCATTGTTGATACGAACAATAACGATGAAGCCACGGTCTAAAAGAACGAACAGTTTCGCCCCCGAAAACCTTATCGAGATTATCATCCACAATAGCATGACTACCAAATTCAACAGCTGATTGGACATGCTCTGGACGTCCTGGCTCCTTAGTATTCTCTTCAACGGCAACATTATAATCACCAGAACCACTTTGAGGAGCGAACCATCCTCCTTCAAAAATACTTGGAGAAGGGCCCATGACATTCAATTTCTTCATACTCACTGAAACAACAATATCAACGTCAGTCGCAGCACCACTAGGGCCAGTCAAAGGGTTTAGAACCCGCAAAGAAAAGACACCATTTGAATTAATAGCAGTCCATTCCTCGTAGGGATTTGCCTTAGAAGACGGTGACAAAGCGTACCTATAGCAATAGGGTAATTCAACACCCCATGCTATATCAACTGACACATCTCGTTCTTCGGAGATATCAATAATACGCGTAAAAATGGTATTATATTCAGGTTCATAAGCAGGCGAAGCATCCACATCAAAAGCGTCCCAAATTAAAGCAAGCCTACCTTTATGGTTGGCAGAACTCATAACTTGGATACGAACTGTTGCAATACCTGACCAATACGCAAAAGCCTGCGAAACAAGGCATGCAGGTGTCATGTAGACACTAGCAGTCGAATCGTTTTCCTTATAATACCACAACGATGGGCTAACAGGTAAAGTATAAATTTCGCTATCTGGAGCTGCAACAGAGCCCCAACTTGGTATGGAAATAATGGATTCCTTACCAGCGAGATAATCAATAGCCAATTCATCAGTACCGTCTAACCCAACTACCCTAGGATCAATAGTTACTTCATTCTTACAGTCCAAAGCGAATGTGGTGGCATAATCAGGTACGTTGGTCCCTGCCATATTACCACACATATCGGGAACCACAATTTTATTGGTTTCTAACGTGCGGGGCCTCGAATAACCAAAAAGACGTGCTACGCCTTCTATAGCAGTAGTAATCATCTCAGTTGCCCGAGCGTAAGGTCCTATAACAGGGACACTCACCATTCTTGAGGATATATTCTTAAGAATAGAGGCTGGTTTAGAGATAGGACCGCCAGACGCATACTCGTCAGAACCAGATTGAGGTGTAAGACCGTCACTATTAGTATTAGTGGCACCAATCAAGTGCACATCATCCATCCAAGCGAAAACGCTTATAGTGACAGGTGTTGTACCACCATTGGCATGTCTCAACTGTGACAAACCACACATCCAAATCTCGCCCATACCTTCTTGCTCTAAAGCGTCAAAAAGAGCTAATCCATTATATGGATGGAAAAAAGGCAGCATCATTTCCCCACCTTGATTAGTTGTATAATCAAGATAAAGATGAGGACGCTGAGAGGCTGTTACAATATTACCAAAATTACTAATGGTAGTATCGTAAAAGTCAGATAATGGAAAAACAGGATGTTCTGGCGTACCACTAATTGGCTTGTATGACACTAAGACTTTACCATAATAAAATGGACCTCCATTAACAACAAACTTAAGATGCAAATTACCACGAACAGCCCGGAAGTTATTAATCCTATTTGCTACTCTAGGCGAAGATAAGAAGGCAAACCACGGTGAAAAAGTATCATTCAAAGTATTATTCACCCCAGTAGTGAATTCAGCTACTTTAAGCGGGCGCGAAAGAAAATCCTTTAAGGTTGCCTCATTTGATTCTCCAACTAACATGGTTTCATCTGCTTGCTCGCAATTTGCCATACAAGTATAACCTGGAGAAGAATCGGAAAAAGAAACTAACTGAGAAGAAGTAGTGTTAGAATTCTCCATTCCATGGCACGCATTTCCAGATTGCGGCTCTAGAACCTTCCGCCTAGCTTGACGGGTAATCCTAGTCCGGTTGTTAATTTGCGTAGAAAACGATGTCCTAGGAACGAAAACAGGTGGAAGAGGTTGTTCGGGTTCTGTGGGAGGTTCACCTGAATGTAACTCCATCTCTTCATACTTAAAATGTGCTAACAAATGGGCATAAAACTCCATCTGAGCATGGTCCAAGTAAATATTTAAGCGTTTTTCAAGGGGCACTTCATCCAAAGTGACGCTATCCCCATCTAGTGTTTTCAAATTATAAAAATACGTAGTAGGTGAATGTTCATATAAATGAGAAGTGCCCACCCAAGCAACTTCTCTACGAAAAATGCATTCTATTGTCGACTGTTCTAAATAGAAGTACGTCACAAGCACAAAAGCATATATAAAAGAAAAATGCACACAAATAATATGTAATCGATTGTACAAGCACTCGTTTAGCGGTCGGCGTGAGTGAACGCCCTAGGATAAGTTAGGATTCCAGCCTGTGTGCTCCCTATGAAGGAGCTTAAGGAGATTCATGGCTTCATAATAAAGCCTTTTCTCCTTACGCGCAAAAGATCTCGGCGAGACAGTGACAATATTCCGCTCAGTACGCACTAAGCTGTAACGACTACGAATAGTTTTCTGATGGTAGTCACTAAGTCTCACTTCAACCAACATTGCAGCAATTTTCACAAGGACATCGCCAGATAAGTCAGCTGTGCCACTCTGCAACTCAAGACACGTTTCTTTGTATCTTTCGTCACACTGTTCCCAAGTGGGCAAACTTTGACCGGGTAACAACTGACGTATCGTGTATCCATGTATATTTGGGCAAGGTGTTTCCACAACAATGGACATCTTTTCTCTCCAATCTGTAAAGAACACTTGCCCATGCTGGTATGCTTCTAAAACACTAGCATACGCAGCTTGAGCGGCAGAGCATTCAGGTAAAATATCGTCCCTTTTTGGTCTCATCACGTTATACAGACTCTTGAACAAAGACTCAACAGCTAAAGGAGCTGTAACATATCCATTCTCATGTCTGTAAAAGCCTCTCTTAAGAAAGTCGGCCTGTGTGATATGAATAAAAGGCACTGACTCACTAACCTTGTCTGCCATAGTATAGGTCACTCCAATCTTTTCGAGCTCGTTTTGTAACGACGTGTGATTAAATAGTGTCTCTTCGCTGGAGACGGACATAATATTATCATCTCCATACAAAAATATTTCAACCATTTGCCAAAACTCATGAGCTCGTGCCTTTTTATCAGCACCTTTGTCCATTGAAACATATGAGTATAGAACGTACTGTAAATTTACCATATTGTTCAAATGTACAGTTATTGGAATGCCTGATGGATTAGATCCGCAAAATTGTACGAAAACGCCATACCAATCATAGATAGGATAAACACAGTCAGTGATCAACCCTCGCATGATAGCTAAATCATGAGAAGAATAACCACACTTTTCTGCGATTGCATAGAACACATACATACCTCTTAAAGTAAACTCACTGTGAGCTCCCTTATCAAAGGCCTTGTAATCCCCTGCAACTATTCTGTCCTCTCCATGTTTACCTAAAATCTCGTACAACTCATGCCATTGTCGTCCTTGAGCGTTTATACCTACAGCACTACCAAAACACGTCCAATTATCTTGGATGAGCTTAATAACTGGTAGAAAATATTGGCGGATCAAGACAGTACCAACAACCGGGCAAGAAGAAAAAATCCTCCTTTTGTCTTTAGTAAACTTTGTGGGTTCATCTTTCAAAGTACTAGAAAACAAAAGATAATTTCGCTCTCCACTCAAATAGCAATCAACGGCATGTTGGTAATCTTCGTAAAAACCAGAGTCTGGTCTAAACTCCCAAGGCTCGGTTACACCTTCAAGATCTTCAGAACAAGGTTGCATAAATCTTCCCTTGGAACCACTTAAAGGTCTACCAGGAGAGGTTGACCTATCTAATTTTTCGAACCCCTTAACACCATCAACACCAT